ACTCCTTTCATGAGTGCAGCTGCGAGAGAGCAAGTAAAAAACACATTCCACGAGTGGCAAACAGATTCACTAGCGGCTGCTGCAACTAACAATGCAGTAATCGAAGGTGATGAAGCTACTTTAGATGCATCAAGTGCTACTGTAAGAATCGGTAACTACACACAGATCATGGATAAGACTGTTGTTATTACTGGTACACAAGAAGCAGTAGACAAAGCTGGTAGAGCAAGTGAACTTGCTTACCAAATCGCTAAGAAATCCAAAGAGTTAAAAAGAGACATTGAGTCTACTTTATTAACTAACCAAGTTAGAGCAGCTGGTAACTCATCAACTGCAAGAACATTTGGTTCAATCGGTGCTTGGATTGCAACTAACGACAACTTTGCAGCTGACGGATCATCTCCAACAGCAGCTGACGCTTCAGACGCTAGAAACGATGGAACGCAAAGAGCTTTAACTGAAGATATGGTTAAAGAAGTAATTAAAGGTTGTTGGAACTCAGGTGGTAACCCATCTGTGATCATGGTAGGCCCATTCAACAAACAGAAAATCTCAGGATTTACTGGTGGATCTACTAAATTCGATGCTTCAGAAGATAAAACTCTATACACTTCTATAGACATATATTCTTCTGATTTCGGTGATCTAGAAGTTGTTCCTAACAGATTCTCTAGAGATAGAGATGCATTAATCCTAGATATGGATTACTGGTCTGTAGGATTCTTAAGAGATTTCACTATGCATGAACTTTCAAAAACTGGTGACTCAGAGAAAAGACAGCTATTAGCTGAACTTACTTTGATCTCTAGAAATGAAGGTGCTTCAGGTGGAGTATTCGACTTAACAACATCATAATCTATAAATGCATAGGGGGGTAACCTCAAACTACTCCCCTTGCATCAATCTGTAATATGAAGTATTAAGAGGTCAATAATACGGAACATATAAAGGAGAAAACATGAGAACATTAAACGACTATTTTTTAACTGCTGAGATCGAAGATATTAGTACAGCATCTTCTACATTTGTTGCAGTACCTGATGGTGGTAAAATAATTAAAATTATTACTGCTTTACAAGGTGCTATATCAGGTGCAAATGCTGGATTATCTTTTGAAATCGGTGGTACAGCTGTAACTGGTGGCGGCATAACTGTTGCCCATTCAGGATCAGCAGCTGGAACTGTAGATTCAGCAGTACCTACTGCTCTTAACAGAGTAGAAGAAGATGGTACTATTGAAATTCTTACAGACGGAGCTTCTACTGGAGCACAAAAATGTCTTGTTACATTTGTAATAAGAAGATAATTAATTAAGGGGAGAGTAATCTCCCCTAACAAATAATATAATAAAAGGAAACAATGGCACACAATCACGCATTAAAAGTAGTAAGTCACGAAAAGGTAAGTGCAAGTGGAACTTCTGCACAAAGTGCTGCATTTGCTGCAAGTATATATTTTGTCAGAATAGTATCTGATGAAGATTGTTTTATTGAATTTGGTAGCAATCCAACTTCAACAACAAGTAAAATATTTTTACCTGCAAAAGATGTAGAATACTTTAAAGTTTCTCCAGGTGAAAAAGTAGCAGTTATTTTAGCATCAGGAACAGGCAACCTACACGTATCACAACTATCTGAATAATGTCTATCTTACGAGGTAAGGACTCAGACGGAACTAAGTATTTCGTTGAGGCCGATGGAAAACTTACAGTTAAAAATTCACAAGATGTAAATCCTATTCTTCAAAAGAATAAAAGATTATATAATCTTAATGATGGTTATTCCAAAAGTAAAGACCTCAAACGTGTAGCTAGTATTCCTAGTTTAGTATTACAATTATGGGCTAAAGAATATAATGGTACTAATAATTGGTTTGCTATTCCAGATATAGAAAGAAAAAGAATTTTAAAATTAAAACTTAATAGTAATGAGTTTCGTTACTTTAGAACAGCATCAGGTAGAATATAATGGCATTATCAACATACACAGAACTAAAAGCATCAGTAGCTAATTTCTTAAATAGATCTGATCTTACAACAGAGATACAAGATGACTTTATAAAACTAACTGAAGCAGATTTTAATGCTAAACTTAGAATAAGACAAATGGAACAGATTGATGATGTTACTATTAATGCTGAAACTGTTACAGTACCTTCAGGATTTATAGCAGCTAGATCATTTCATATACTATCAGGTGGTACTAAATATCATTTAGAATATATCACACCAGCAAATTTATTTGAAATCAAAGGAGGCTCAACTTCAGGTATGCCTAGAACGTATACTATTGAATCAGATAATGGAACAGAACAATTTCGTTTCGCACCCTCGCCTGACACGAGTTATACAGGTAAGCTACAATATTATAAAGCTTTTACTGCTTTGTCTGATAGCAATACCTCTAATTATATTTTGGCAAGTCATCCTGCTATCTACTTATATGGGTCGTTATATCATGCTAGTAATTTCATTGGTGGCATCGATGCTAATCAAACGCAACAATGGTTAGGTATGTATTCAGCAGCTATGGAAAGATGTGAAAATAACGATAGACAAGATACTTATGGAGCATCACCTGTAGTTCAAAGAACAGATGTAAGTACAGATTTGTCATTCTATAGGAGAAAATAATGCAGATTAAATTTGGAGAATGGCTACCTGATCAACCACAACATTTGAATCCAGGAGCTAATGTAGCAACTAATGTATATTATGCACTTAATTCTTACAAAAGATTTCCATCTTTGGTAGACTATAGTTCTAATAATGTTGCTAAAAATGCAAAAGGTGCTGCATCATTTAGAGATAATACAAACACAGTTTTTAATTTTGTTGCTACTAAGACAGATATATTTCAATTAGCATCAGGAACATTTACATCTAGAAAGTCATCACTTACTGGAGCTGATAATGATTTCTTTACATTTACACAATTTGGTAATTACATTATAGCAAGTAATGGTGTAGATGCACCTCAATATTATTTAATGGGTACATCAACTAACTTTGCTAATTTAAGTGCAATACAAACTTCAGGTACAGTTCCTACATTTAGAGTATCAGGAGTTATTAGAGATTTTTTAGTTACAGGAAACCAAACAAATAATAAAAACAGAATACAATGGTCAGGTATTAATGATATTACAACTTGGCAGTCTGGAACAAAACAATCAGATTTACAAGATCTACCTGGTTCAGGTGGACAGATTGTTGCGATAACATCAGGTGAATATGGTTATGTATTTAGACAAAATCAAATAGTTCGTATGGACTATGTTGGTGGAGCAACAGTATTTAGATTATCAGTTATCTCTCCTAATAGAGGAGCTGTATATGGACAAACAGTATGTCAAGATAATAGACGTGTTTTCTTTTATGCAGATGATGGTTTTTTTGAAGTTAATGGTGATAAGATAGTTCCAATAGGAGCTGAAAAAGTTAATAGGTTTTTTGACCTAGATCTTAATAAAGCTTATGCTGATAGAATAGTAGCAGCTGTAGATCCATTTAATCAGTTAGCTATGTGGTTATATCCATCAGCTCAGAATACTACAAACACTACTGGAATTTGTGATAGAATTATTATATATAATTATGCTACACAGAAGTGGTCACTTGCTGAAGCAAATGCTAGTCAGATATTTGCACAGTTTGTAGGAGCTTATACAGTAGAACTTATGGATATTATATCTGCTAACTTAGATCAAATTAACATAGCATTAGATACAGACTTTTGGAGTGGTGGACAAAGATTTTTAGGAGCTATTGATAACGATTTTAAAGCAGCTATATTTTCAGGAACTGCTAATATTTCAGAAATAGAAACAAATGAATTAGAAATATTTCCTGGACATAGAGCTAGTATTACAGGTGTAAGACCTATAGTAGATGCACAAGCTGAAGTAACTATTAAAACTAGAGATAGATTAGCAGATACAGTTGGACAATCTTCTGTATCAACCATGACTGATAGTGGTATAAATCCAGTCAGACAGTCTGGTAGATATTTTAAAGCTAATGTTAAAATACCAAGTGGAACACTTTTTAATCATGCACAAGGTATTGATATAACAGGTGTTAAATCAGGAATAAGATAATGACAGATAAAATTGATATTGACAATGTACGATACAGTTTTGAAACACAAGAGTTCTTTCAAAGACAAATTGAAGAAGCAATTAATACATTAATTAATGAAAAGAATAAGGAAAACAACAAAGCATTTGCTTGGTTTATAGGAGACTAGATGGCAGGTATAAAAGATTATAGTAGTACAGCAAGTAATAATACATCCGTAGGAGGAGTTAGTATTGCAGAAGGTATGTTACCTTCTAATATTAACAATGCCTTTAGAGCTGTAACTGCTGATATTAGAGAATGGTACAATGATGCACAATGGGTTATCTATGGTGATGGCGATGGTGCACATACGTTTGCTTATGCAAGTGCTACATCATTTACAGTAGCAGGATCAGATGTTACTACTTTTTATCACGCTGGTAGAAGAATAAAAGCTGTAGGAAGTTCTACAGGTACTATTGTAGGTACAATATCAAGTTCATCTTTTTCATCTAATACAACAGTTAACGTAACTTGGGATTCAGGTTCATTACAAAGTGAAACTTTAGTTATATATGTAGGTATATTATCTAAAACAAATGATTCTATACCTGAAGATGTTATTGATGCAGCAAATTTAAAAACTAATTCAGTTACAACAGTAAAAGTTACAGATGCAAATATTACTGCTGCTAAACTAGCTACTAATGCAGTAGAAGCTGCTAAAATTAATGCTAGTGCAGTTACAGAAGGTAAAATTGCTGCTGACGCAGTTACAGGAACTAAAATTGCAGATGATGCTATTAATAGTGAACATTATACAGATGGATCTATTGATACAGCACATATAGGAGATTCACAAGTTACTTCTGTTAAGATAGCTGACGATGCTGTTACAGCTGCAAAAATAGCTGATGCAGTATTGGTTACAGCTTCAGAACATGCTTCACATACTCCTGATGAAGTTACAATATTAACAACAGCTGGTTCAGATGCTAGATACTTTAGACAAGATTCAAGTGAAACAATTGCATCAGGTGATACCTGGTCATCTGGAGATACAAAAGTAGCAACAACAGCTGCTATTGATGCAAGAGTTATAGATTTAGTAGATGACGTAGGTGGCTTTGTTCCAATAGCAAATGAATTAGCATTTCCAAATGCAAACCCTGATGTTAATAATGGAGCAGGTACACTTGTTAGTATTAAAACTTTATCTACAAATTACACATCAAATGGTAGTGGTGAAATAAGTATTGCAAATGGTACAGTAGGAAACTCTACAGTTACTATTACAGGAGCAGGAGATACAGTTACATACAACTC